AGAATGAGCCTTATTCTATTATAAGAAAAATAGTAGAATTTAGAGAGGGCAAACCGATAAACAAAATAGAGGAGACACACTACAAGGAGCAAGTAAAGTGGATTAACGAACACTTTAAATTTATTGATGGTTCAAAGCTATACACTTACAAATCATTACTTGATTTAGCACAGCACGTAAAAAAGGCTTGGGATTATCAGGGTTTTTTATTAGACCCTTACAACTCACTAAACAAAGACAAAGATGTACTAAAGGGTATATCAGGACACGAGTACGACTACCAAGCAACAAGCGAGATAAGAATATTCTGCAAAGAGAATAATATATCTACTTGGGTATGTACACACGCTGCTACACAAAGTTTAAGAGAGAAACACCACAAAGGAGATTTTTATGAAGGACACCCAATTCCACCTAGTGCAGCATCAGTTGAAGGTGGGGGTAAGTTTGTTAATAGGTGTGATAACTTTTTAGTGATACACAGATACATATACCATCCTGCTGATTGGATGTATTCACACATTCACGTTAAAAAAATTAAGGACGTCGACACTGGTGGCAGACCAACAGCGATGTCAGACCCTATTAGACTAGAAAGCGTAAAGAATAACGTAGGCTTTAACGTAGAGGGTAAGAACCCTATACAATATCCAAAACGTGAGCAAACAGAGTTATTATGATTACTTGTGAGGATAATATGGAACTAATGTCAAGGTATGAGGATAATTACTTTGACCTTGCTATTGTAGACCCACCTTATGGTATTAATATGTCTATGGGTCACAAGGGTAGTGAAAAAAGGGGTGATAAAAATAAGTATAAAAATTTTGCAGGAAATGATAGCCAAACCCCACCTCAAAAGTATTGGAATGAATTATTTAGGGTTAGTAAAAATCAAATAGTTTGGGGTGGTAATTATATGATGAAATATCTTAAATCTACACCCTGCTTTTTAATATGGGATAAAGTGCAACCTGAAAGTTTTTCTATGGCTATGGCAGAGTTTGCTTGGACAAGTTTTAAATCTCCTGCTAAAATATATAAAAAAAGAGTAGTTGGTGCAGACCCTGATGGCAGAATACATCCAACACAAAAACCTGTCTCACTATACGAATGGATTTTAATGAATTACGCAAAGGAAGGGGATAAGATTTTAGATACTCATTTAGGTTCAGGCAGTATAGCAATAGCCTGTCATAATTTAGGTTATGATTTAACAGCTTGTGAACTTGACCCTGACTACTATGCAGCTGCTATGAAACGAATAGACAACCACAAAAACCAACAAAGATTATTTTAAACTTAACAACTTGACCACAATAACCGACATACTAACAAGCAAACACAATAAATGGATAAGCTATTGCCGTAGTTGGGGGTGCAATCCTGACACATCAGAGGATTTAGTACAAGAGATGTATCTTAAACTCCTAGTGCTTATACAAAACGGTATAGATATCTCGTATAAAGACGATATAAACGACTATTATATTTATAAGGTGCTTCGTAGTATGTTTTTAGATTTATGCCGTAAGGAGCAGCGTACACAAGTTGTAGACCTAACAGACGATTACATAAAACACTTAATAGAAGAAAAGACAAAGGTAGAACTTGAAGATGAGAAGATATTTGAAGAAGCCTTTGACAAAGTAAACCAAGCACTAAATGAGATGCATTGGTACGACAAAAAGGTATTTGAACTTGTACAAGACACTAACAATATATCTGCACTATCTAGGGAAACCAACATAGAGTATAGAAGCCTTTACAATACCTATCAGAAAGTTAAACGCAAAATAAAAGATAAGCTATGAAAACTTGTAGCAGATGCCATACATTAAAACCCTTGCAGGAATATAGCAAAGATTATACATTTTGTAAAAAGTGTAAAAGAGAGGATATAAAAAACAATCCTAAATATATGATTGCACAAAATAAAAAGCGAAAACATAAATGGCATAATGACCCTGTATATAGAGAGAAGCAAATATTAAGAGCGCACCTTACACAAGGTTGGAGAAGAAGTAAATGGACTGACAATAGAATAATGAAAGTTTTATGTGTAAATGATAAGCAGGAATTTATAGATTATATAGTCAGTAAATTTAAAGACGGTATGACTTTAGATAATTATGGAGCAGGGAAAAACAATTGGCAGTTTGACCATATAATACCATTAGATGCTGCTCACACAATAGATGAGGTAATTAAGTTGTTTCATTGTACCAACATACAACCATTATGGAGAGATGATAACTCTACAAAAAGAAATAAGATATGACCACTAAATTTGAACAGGACTTAAAGAATGGTCAAGAGTATGAGAAGAAAGCCTTGTTGCTTATTCAGAAAAAATACCCTAATGCCTACATAATAGACGGTTACTGTTTAGATTGGGATATATATATTCCTGAATTAAAAATAGGTGTTGAAGTTAAAAGCGATGCGCAATATAAAGTAACAGGTAATTTCTATGTAGAGTATTTTTGTAACGGTAAGCCAAGTGGTATATCTACTACAAAGGCTGATATATATTACATATATTTAGATAAGTTGTATATTGTTAAAACAGAAGATTTAAAAGCAAAATGCAGAAAATACATAAACACAGATAGGGATAAAAAAGGTGGAGACAATATGGCTAGTAAAGGAATTATACTACCAATAAATGAGTTATTATGAGATTAGGAGATTTAGTATATTACATAACCAAGTACACAGGTATAAGATATGTTTACAAAAAGATATATCCTGACTGTGGGTGTGATGACCGTAGAAAGAAATGGAATGATATAGAATTATAAGATGCCAAAAGGAAAAATGAGCCAACACCAAGTATCACAATGGCAGGTATTTCTTGCTACACTTGGAAACAAACTAACAAACGAGCAGTATAAATTTATATGTGAGACACACGCTGATTTATTTGCACACCCTTACCACGAGCCTTGTACTTGCAGCCCAAAACGCATAAAGGAATGGATAGCACAAATAACAAGGATATATGAAACTGGACTTAATACATAGTTTTGAGAAAGCCCTAGTTACTGCTTTAAACCTAGACGGTTGGAGATTGGTACACACAGGGGAAACAATGCTGCCATACGATGCACAAGGTATTACTCCTAAAGGATTGAAGTGTGTTATTGAGATGAAGTTTAGAGATAAGTACTATGAAACCAAAATACTAGAGGTTGGTAAGTATAACAATCTTATGAAGATGGATAGCGATATTCAGAAGTTTTACTTTGTAAATGACCCTAAAGGAAACTATATGTTTTGGCTAAATGACCTAAAGGATTTAAAGCCTGAAGAACTGTATTGTCCTAAAACTACAATGTGGAATAATAACAAAAGAAAAAAAAGTGTATATTTGTTACAAGAGAAACAAGCTATAATAACAAACATATATGATAACAACGACGTATCCTGAATATATAAATGAGGTAGCAGAGCATCTTGGTAGATTAAGAAACGAAAGTAATTCTAAATTAAAAGAAAACAACCCAAGATATAAGCGAGGAGATTTAGATTTATATGTTGATGTTTTAGGAATTAAAGGGGAACTTATAGTGTCAAATTATTTACATAATAAAAACATAAACCATAAGTTGAATACTTTATTAGATGATAAACCTGTTTGCGATTGGGATATTAAAATAGAAAATAAAACTTATGACGTAAAAAGTTTAGGTTATAAAAGGCAAAATTTATTAGTTAATGAAGAAGCACATAAAAAAAAGAAAATGGATTACTATGCTTTTGTTATGCCTTTTGATAAAAATAAAGCATATATTTGGAAGTATAGTTACAAACAAGTTTGTGATTGGGAAGTAAAGTTTTTTGGTTACACTAATGCCTATTGTAAAAAAGTAAGTTATGAATAATAAAGATTTTATTGCTATGAGTTGGGAAGAACGCATAGACTATTTTAGGGGTGTAGGGTTAAGAACTACATTTAATATTGCTATGGATGATGACCACCCTTTATGCATAGATGCAAACGATTACCTAGACGAAAAGAATGAATAAGAAACGAGCAAGTCAATCAGCAAGAATACAAGAACTAGAACAGCATATAGTTAAAATATATATGATACTAGAACAAGTAGTAGAACAGCTAAAAAACAAGGATGAACAGGGAACTACTAAAACTTAAATTTCAAGGAGACTTTACAGCAGCCTCTCACATCATACAGAAGTGGTTAGAGAAAAGCCCTGACAATAAAGAACTGAAACACGTTACGGAGTATTTAACAAACTCCTATATTTATGCGACAGCTTGTGAGATGCAAATAAAAGAAGCCAACGCAATTATAAACAGATTAAGAGAAAAGAGAGATAAGCAAAAAGAACTAGCAGACGATTACAAAGAACTATACGAGAAACTACAAGAGAAAACATTATAACAAACATATAGATTATGATAACATTACTAAACGGAGAGAAGTGGGATAGACAAGAGTTACTATCTAAAATGGATGATGATAGCTTTTATTATGGGCATTTAGGTAAACACGCATTAAGTAGCAGCAGTATTAAATTGTTACAGAC